TTGACAGTGACGGTGCGGCAGAGGGAGAACGGCTTGAAACACTCGGCACTGGCATTGGCGTTTTGCGGGATCGCAAGCGGGGCACATGGCGCGCCTGAGTGGTCCGAGGCCGCCCCTTTGCCCGCGCCCGTGCAGGAAATCTATGCAGCGCCCTCCGGTGACACGATCTACACGCTTGGAGGATTCGCGCGCGGCGGCGTGCCCACGGATCAAGCCTATGCTTACAACGCCGCAACCGACACCTGGCGAACCCTGCCGCCGCTCCCCGCGCCGCGCCATCATGTGGGCGTCGCCGTCGTCAGCGGTGCGATCTACGCCATCGGCGGGTTCTCCGGCACCCCGCCCGAGTGGCGCGCGGTGAGCGAGGTGCACGTTTTCGACATCGCAACCGGCGCGCGGCGCGACGCCCCCTCCCTTCCGGTGCCACGGGCCGAGCATGTGACAGCGGTGGTTGACGGCAGGATTTTCGTGATCGGCGGGCGCGTCCCGTCCGGTCCCGATGCCCGCCGGTTCGGGGGCCACCGCGACTCGGCCCGCGTGGACATCTTCGACCCGGCCACAGGCCGATGGACGCAGGGCGCCGACACACCCACACCGCGCAACAGTGCCGCTGGCGCAGTCATCGACGGGCGCATTTATGTGGTCGGCGGACGGCGGTTCCTGCCCAACGAGACAGCGCGCATCCGCAATCTTGCGACACTGGAAATCTACGACCCCGCCCGTGACATGTGGGAGGCCGGTCCGGACATGCCCGCAGCCCAAGGTGGCCTGTCCGCCGCCGCCCTGAACGGACAGCTCTACGCGTTTGGGGGTGAGGCCTTTTCGCCCGACCCCAAGGTGTTTCCAGAAAGCTGGGTCTTCGACCCGGTCTCAGGGGCTTGGACCGCCCTGCCTGACATGCCATCGCCGCGCCACGGCACGGCCGCTGCCGCGATCAACGGCGCGATCTATGTCATTGGAGGAGCAAAGGCCGCCGGGTTCGGAGCAGTCGCAACGGTAGAGCGCCTCAAACCCTGAACGGAAACGGCCCCCGCCGCGAGGGCGAGGGCCGAAATCGTGCGGTCAGGTAGTGTTACCCGCGGTCATCGACCACGACTTCCACCACACCCATCGGCGTCAGATAGACCATGAGCACGTCGCCGCTCTCATAGCCTTCATCTTCGAGCGTGGCGTTCACCTGCTCGTTCGCCTCGACGTCGGACTGGAAGCGCTCCATGTCTTCCGAGGTCTTGGCGAGCGCATTATCGAGAGCCTGCGCATTCGCGTCGGCTTCGCCATTGGCATCGCTCACACCGGTCACGCTGACCTCGGTCTGCTCATCGACCTCCGACCAATCGAAGTTCGAAAAGTTACCGGTGTTCATCGACGACACGATGCGGCCATAGGTCAGATCACCGCTCGCGTCATTCGACGCCATATCGGTGTCCGTGTCGGCCTCCGTGCCGGTGTCGCTCTGCGCGTCTGCTGCAACGTCCTGACCCGGCGCGTCGGTCTTGCCAAGGCCGCCCGACTTGCCGTTGTCGGCATTGGCCGAAACGCCGCCGGATACGTTCGCGCCCGTCGAAACGCCGGTGTCACCGGTGCTTACGCTTGCGCCGCCGCCGGCATCAACATTGGCATTTGCACCCTGGGCGAGCGCTGCGCCGGACACGGAGGTGGCAAGCAGCGCTGCGAGAGTTGCTGATTTCTTCAGAAAGGTCATGGTGAACTCCTTTCATTCTGACGCGGACCAGTATGGCCCGCTCTGTCATGGAAATGCGTCACCCCCTCACAGCGTTCCAACCCGGATAAGAGGGTCGGAGAAACCTTGCCGAGTGTGCAGGCCAATGTGCGCCGAGCGCCGCCGAACCCCGGGTCGCGGCGTGAGGGCCGGAACAATGTCGCGCCACGCCAATGCTTTCGCGCCTCGCGCTCAACGCAACGCTTGTCTGTCGATGGCGCCTCGTTAATGTTGCATCTGGCATACAGGTGCCGACCGACACCGTCGGCCCGTCGTAGACAACAGGACCCGCTTTGAGACGCGCCCGTCGCTCCATCATGACCGCCACGCTGATCGCACTCGCCGCCGTGTTCATGGCTGCCCCGACATCGGCCCGTGCGCAATCCTGGCTGCCCTGCGACACCACATCGGTCGAGTATTTCAGCAAGTTCTGGCACATCAAGAAAGCCACCGGGCTTGCGACCAATGACGAGCTGAACGCCCGCGCGGTCAATTGCAACAATGCCTATGACATCAGCCCGAGCTTTCGTCTGACCACCGGTTATTTCGCCATCGCCATGGTCAACAGCTACAGCGCGCAGTCTTTCGCCCTGGGCGTGAGTTTCGAGGCACAGTACAGGCCCGCGGCGCTCGGCGGCCTCGGCGCATACGCCGGTCTCGATGCCGGGTTCATGTATGGCTATCAGGGTTTCCTGAATCCCAACGCGCTGATCGGACCGTTTCGCGCGGTCGCACTTCTGAAAGGTGGGGTTCTCTATGACATTCCGGGCACGAACATGACCGTCTTCGCCGGCGTGCGCTATGCACCGCCACGCTCGAATGGCAGCGGCGTTATCGCCCCCGCAGCCGGGTTGAAGTTCGACCTCGGCCCACCCCGCGCGACACGGGTGCCCACACGCCGACAAACAGCCGTGACCCGCGACTACCTCCGCCCACCGTCGATGCCCGCAGCACAGCGGTTCTGACACGCGTCCGGCGCTTGAGGCCAACCTGAGAATGGGGGGAAGTGGTGGGCGACCCTGGAATCGAACCAGGCGTGGGTCTCCCCGGCGGAGTTACAGTCCGACGACATCCGCTGTTTTCATTAGACTTTTGTGTAAACGGACCCGGTTTGTTCACCACGAACAATCAATGGGTTACCGGGAAGGTGTAAACCGAAAAGGAGGCAAGGAATGGGAGCTCTAAACCAGCTCTACAGACATTTCGATAAAGACGGCGACTTGCTCTATGTCGGAATTTCCTTGAGTGCGATCGACCGATCTAAGCAGCACAAGAATGGATCGGACTGGTGGCAGGAAGTGGCGTCGATCACCGTAGAGAATTTCGCGTCTCGCGCCGCTGCCGAACGAGCCGAGCGTCGAGCGATATCCAGCGAGCGGCCGATCCACAACAGGATGCACGCCGATCAATTTCCTGTACCGATCCCCGACTGGGCGGATCGATCAACAATCGGCAGAAACGGGCGTGTGACGCTGGCCGCGCGTTTTCGCGACACGATGGGGCAGACCTTCGTAGTTGCATTCGGCAAAGCCGGACAGTTCTTGATCCAGCCGCGGCGGAACCTTTCGATCGGAGTCGACTCTGATATCGTGAAGCAGTTTCAGCATCGAAGCCGCGAAGCAGATCAATGGTATGCTGAATGGTTCCCGGAAAAGGTGCCACCAACAGACGATTTTGAGATCTGAGTGAACCGCCCGAATTACTGCACGATGACCAGCAAGAACCGCGTTGCGGCGTCAATGCCGTGAAGCGCCAGAACTACGCTTGCCAACCATACGAGCCACTTGGGCACTGTGATCGTGACCATCGCCAATCTCCTCCTATTTGGATTTCACATCGGGGTGCGCTTTCAGAGCCGCCACCTGATCGGGCGTCATGTAACATCGCCACCCCTTGCGAACCGCATTGGTTTCCGTCACCTCGATTTTTTCGCCGTTGTTCTCGATCACCGTTCCCGGCTCAACTTCGATAATTTCGATGCCACCGAACATGGCCCACTCCTGTTTGGATCACTCGCCGTGCGTGTCGGGCGAGCGGTTTTCAACGTCCCAGACCTTCTGCCACGCATAGTAGGCGGCGCGGCTGATCTTGGGGCCTTCCATCTTCTGCATCGCGCGCCAGACCGTGTTGCCGCGCTCACCCTCGGCCAGCATTTCAGCCGCCTTGGCGATCCGTTCCTCTGTCATGGCGAGGGGCCGGCCGCCGCGTTCGCCGCGCTCCCGCGCCCGCGCGATCCCGGCCTTGGTCCGCTCGCGGATCAGGTCGCGCTCCAATTCTGCGAACACGGCCAGGAGGCGGATCATCGCCTTGCCCATAGGGCCTTTCGTGTCGATGCTTTCGGTCAAGCTGACGAAATCGACACCGCGATCCGTGAGCAATTCGAGCGTGTCGAGGATGCCGCCGAGGGTGCGCCCGAGCCGGTCGAGCTTCCAGACGACAAGCTCTGTGCCTTCATGCTGCGCATACTTCATCGCCCGGATGAATTGCGGACGTTTCATGGTCCCGCCGCTGGCCTTGTCGATGAAGATCAGGTTCTCCGGCACGCCGTAATTCTTGAGGGCCTGGATCTGCATGTCGGGGTTCTGGTCAGCCGTCGAGACGCGGGCGTAACCGATCTTGCGAGTAGGCAGGTTTTCGGATTCAGACGCCACTTTCTTACCCACTTTGGGAAATCTTCGCAGATCAATCTGGACTAAATTTCTGGACAAGGCAAGCGGGATGGCATACAGTCCAGAAACTTAGTCTAACAAACTCCGCAGGAGGAGAGGCATGCGCGGGTAAGCCGGGTCTGGTTGCACGGTTAAAGACCGCTACTGATACAGCGAAACATAACCGCCTCTGACGCGGTTTAGAAAGTCCAGTCGCCGCCTAATAAGTTGCGACTGGCACCAATCAACTTAGCCCCCGGAGGCACCATGCCCAATCACATTGTAAACGAAATTCGCTTGCATCGCGTCGCTTACCCGGTGGCCCGCGCAATTGCATCGAGCAACGAGCGCGTGATCGACTTTGAGAAACTTCTCCCCCTGCCGCTGAACTACTGGCCGGGCAGCGTGTCTATCCTGCACGAAAAGGCGTTCCCTGGCACGCACCTCCGTGCGGCGACAGACACATGGGGCACAAAGTGGAACGCATATGCCTTAAACGACGACAGTTTGCGGCAGGATGGAGAGGATACAGTCCTCACGTTTGAAACCGCATGGGCACCACCACGCGGGTGGGTCGTCGCGGTGTTCAACACACTGAAGTGCGACATTACCCATCACTGGCAAGACGAAGGCAGCGATGACGTTCACCGAGAGGTCTACATTTTCACTGGCGACGACAGCATGGTTTTCCCGAAATGGGAGGCCGAGACGTTAGAGCATGGAAGCGAAGATCATCGCCGCCTCTACAAACTGCAATGGGGCGTCGAAACACCAGATGAACTCGCAGAATCCAACTGACCGAGGCCGATATGCACAACGACTGCGATGGCGGGCAATGCGCCGCCTGCCACCAACAAGACCTCGAGCGTGACGCTGCACGCTATCGCTGGCTGCGCGCGCGTGACCTCGACACGATCGATAAGGGCGGCGTGTTTGCCGGTCTGACCCCGCAAAACATGGTCCTCAATGGCGAGGATCTGGACGAAGCAATCGACGCGGCAATGGCCGAGTCCTAAAAACCCCGCCAACAAAAAGCCCCGCACGGTCCTCACCGGCGGGGCTTTCGCTTCACTGTCGATCGGTCAGGCGCCCCGGCCCCATTTGCACTCAGCCCCAACGAACACGATGACCCCCCCCCGGTATCTTGACGGCTTCCAGATATTCCCGCGTCGGCCGCCTCATCACGATGCACTCTTTGGGGTCGTCGTAGATCCGCACCTCACGCTGACATTCCGCCTCTTGCCCGAAGGCGATGCAGACCGTGGTGATGAGGATGGCGGTCATTTCCGATCCGCCTTGAGAAACGTGCGGCTCAGACAGACGGCGCCCATCTTGAACACGCCCACATGCCAGTGCCAACAGGCCTCCCATGTGAAGCCCGCCGGGTCGCTGACGCAGGACGCCGCCCACGCGATCTGCCACCGGCCAGCCTCGCCCGCCTTGGTGTAGCGCGTCGGGCCTCCGCGCTGCTGGCAGAAATGCCCGTCATTCCAACCCTTCGTCAGCGGTGTCACCGTCTCGATGTAGGAGATGCGCGGGCGAGGCAGTCCGAGCGCGTCAGTGGGAAACGACCGGGCCACGCTGACGTTCAGCCCGTCCACCTCGACCGCCTGCGGGTCGATCACCAGCCGCGTGACCGGCGCGATCGATAGCACCAGCGCGAAGATGCAGGCGATGCCTATCCAGTTCCACGACTTCATTAGCGCACCCACGACGTAAGCCATTGCATACCCTGATCCCAGAAAAACCAGATCGCGGCCACGACGGGCGCGATCTTGATTGCCCATGTCCCGAGCCAAGCGGTTGCCTGTATGGCCTTCACGACCTTGATGAGAAACCGCAGCGTCTCTTTCTCGCCCTCGGTCAGAACCTGACTTTCGAGATCCGCGAGCCTCGCCTCCAGTCGCTCTATGTCGTCATCTGTCATCATCCGTCACGAGCTCCTTGATCGCGGAAATCTTTCCGTTTGCGGTTTCAAGTCCGGCGCGCAGGCGGAGCGCACACTCGCCCAACGCGCGCTCAGTCGTGCCGTCAGCGCAGCGCACCTCGACAGGCTCGAGAAGGGGCGCAGGGATCGGCTGTCGGGCGGCCGTCTCAGCGCACGCGGTCAAGAACAGCGCGGCCATAAGCGGATAGCGCATCATCTGCCCCTTCCAGGTTCTCAGTTTCGGATAGCGCGGTTTCCAGATCCTCGCGTATCCGGCGCTCGTTGCGCAGAACGTCGTTCAGCACGCGCGCGGCTTCCTCGTGGTTTCGGATGGTTGCCGCCTGGGCCTTGTTCTCGGCGCGCAGATCCGCGTTGCGGTCCGACAGGCGCCAGATCACGCCAGCGGCCACCAGAGCGGCCACCAGCGCGCCCAGAATGAGTGTGAGGCGGGTCACGCCAGCACCATCAGCGCGAGCGGGACGGCCCACGTCCCGCCCAGCATGGTCAGTCCGACGAAATGCAGCGGCAGCGGGTAGGCCGTGCTATGGAGCATCCAGAACACGGCGAGGATGCAGGCGAGCGTGACCGAGAACGGAAGCCAGCCGGTCATTCCACGTCCCACGGGTCACTTTCGGGCGTTGCCTTCGTGTCGCGCTCCATCTTGTCCCGAATGCCGATCAGGCCCAGGCCGGAGAAGATGAGGAACGCGGGCGATGCGCCTTCACCGCCGCCGGTCAGGAGGCCCAGAAGCGCACCCAGAACGCCAAGCTGATCCTGCCCCGGAAAGAGCGCCAACAGGACGCCGCTCGCGATCAGGCCAACGCCCGCCCACCACGTCAGAGATTTGGGTCTGAAGTATCTCATGCCTTGCCCCCTTTCAGAGCCTCGAAAATTCGCCGCAGGACATCCATGAGGCCGTTTGCGGCACCCTCGCCCCCGGAAGGTGTCTTTCGTGCGCTGACGGCCCGCTTTTCGGCGTATCCCGCCGCCCTGAGTGCCTTGGTGAAGGCGAGGGCGTAGTCGGACACGTCATGGCCGGTCACGCGCTTGTCGCCGTTCACGATGGCGCGGGCGCCGAAATGGTCGAACGGGTCGCCGTCGTAGTCGGCCAACTTCTTGCCGGTGAACAGACCGCGCGAGCATCCTTCCACCGCGACCTTGGCCGAGATTGCCGGATCGAGCGCCTTGTCGGGGTTCTTCACGAGGTCCGCACCGACATATGGCGAGAGTTTCGCGTAGTTGGCCCGGTGCGTGAGCTGGATGCCACCGCGCCCGAACCAGCCGTCGCGCCAGTAGGGCGCGGAAACCCAAGGCAGGCGTCCCCGGCGATAGGCCGCGTCGAGGCGGGCAATTACGGTGGCGTCGGACGGGTTCTGATCTTTGTGCGACCGGAACACCGTTTCCTTGACCGGATACATGCCGCCGCCTGTCTCATGGTAGACCTCGCCAAGCACATGCGCGAGGTGATCGATTGGCAGGTGCGCCCCGGCGTCGAGGATGGCGTCCGTCGCCGTGACCTGCCGTTGCGAGAGGGACGTGCCGAACACGCCGCTTTCGCGCTTGCGCAGGCAGTCGAAGAAAGCTGCTCGGTTCATGTCTGGTCCTTTCATGTGGACGCACGAAGCGAACGCGCTGGCGCGGGTGCGTCGGTCAGATTGTGGGAGTGTGGGTTAGGTGCTCAATGCTGCCGTGAGCGCAGCCTGACAGGCTGTCGCCGCTGCGTCGAGGTCGTCTTGGTCGGTGGCCGCATCAATCGCCGCGCCCCACTTTTGGCGGATGCCGGACAGAGCGCCGGAAATCGCCGCGAATAGCGTTGCCTTGGTCTGCACTACCGCCGCCACATCCGCAGGCGTGACGCCAAGGGCCTGCGCCTCTGCCGCGATGACCGGGAACTTCGCCGGGTCGGTCTCCCCGCCTGCGATAGCATCGGCCTCCCGTGCCTTGCGATCCCAGCTATACGGTTCACCATTGGAGTATCCCGCGAGATACGGCGCTTCGGCCTCCTTGAGCGCGGCGAGCATCGTGGCCCGCGCTTCGGCCTTGGCTTCGTTTAGCGAAAGGGCAAACGGCGGGATCGTGTTTCCCTCGGCTTCCCATTCCGCGATCATGCGACGATGGCGGTTTCCGGGAGCGTCAGGAACCGACATACGCTTGCCGTTGATGGTGGCGTCGATAGAGCCGGATTGTGTGTAGCCGTGAATTTCCATGATTAAAGCCTCGCATCCAGATCAATGCTGCCACTTGCGCCAATAAACAGCGCCCCGCCGTCTGCTGTCGCCGCTGAACTCGCGCTGCAAGTCACGTCTACCAAGGCCACCCTCTCATTCGTGGCCCCCCCGGACAGGCTGATGCCCGTAATCGTCGCTGTCTGCGCCTGAGTCGTGTAGTCGCCAAGCGTGCCGTTGTAGGACAGGCTCGGGTCGGCGCGTTTCGTGACCGCCATTTTTGCAATTACAAGCAATTGTGTCCCGCTGTTCCAGAAGCCCGGCAGGTATTCGAGCGGTCCGAGCCTCTCGAAATACCTTTTACAAAATTGTTCCTCCAGCCAATGGGGGCGCGGCTCGTGCGGGTCGGTTTCGCCGGTCGCGTCACCTTGGACAGCGGAAACTCGGGCAATATCCACGCTCGCAGTCGGGTTCGTCGCGTCGTGGGCGCGGGTGAGCTTGAGCGACAGGTAGTCATTGCTGTCGCTGCCCACGGTCTTGCCCGAGATTGACGGGACCGAAACGCTATAGGTGAATTTCTGCCACGATGTTGTCAGGGATGCCCCGGAAACCACAGACGTTTCCACCTCAGATGAGGGCGAGCCGCCCGTGCCGAAGTTCTGCACAAGATCAATGTCGATCTCGGTCGCCGCCGATGCCTTTAGCCAAACCGTTTCCGTGGTGGTTTCCCCTGCGAGCGTCCGAACATCCTCCATAGGCTGCTCAAAGGTAGACGCCGCCGAGCCTGCCGTTCCCCTTGCCCACCGTGCGAAGAACTTCGGGTTTCCGGGAACGTCCGTCTGCCCAAGCGTGAAGGCCTGCCGAGACACCGTGCAGGCCGCGCCCGAGCCTTCCGTCAGTTTCCACTGATCTGCGGTATAGCCGTCAGCCGTAAAGCTGGTGCCTTCCTGCCAAACGTCGAAGTTGCCGTTGATGATCTTGTTACGAAAGCCGGACATGAGGCCGACACCGAGACTGTCACGGGCTGCTCCGCCGCTTTGGTAGGCGAAGGCCCCGGCTGCCGTAGAGACGAGAAACTGCGCCGCAGCCGTCGCCGCTCCAAGCGTGTTCAGGTCGTCCAGAACGTCGCCTTGGGTCTGGAGAGCGCCGCCAAGATCGTCGCTGTCGATGGCCTCCAATTCGGGGATATGGTTGTCCCGAAGCCACTGGAACAGCGCCAAAGCGCGGGAATTGAACGTCGACGGATCGCTCAAGTCCGGCAGGGTTGGCGGATCGGTCAAGCTGATTGCCATTACACAAGTCCTCTCACATCAAGGGAGCCAAGGGACGTGCCGCCTGCGCTGAGCGGCACGAGGAAGTCTTCATAGAATCCGTAAACAGTCGCGCCGTAGTCCACGATTTCGGGGTCCGCGAAGTAGACGCAGGGCGTGGCCCGGTTTTCCGACAGGATGCGCTTCACGCGACGGGCGGTGTCGGTTCGGAAGCTGAATTGGAAATTCACCAGATCCGCGAAGCCGCGCTCAGTCACGGACAGGTTTCCGAATTGGTCCTCAGACTTGGCCGAAAAGTCCTCGATCCCTATTTCCGTGCCGTCGAGCGTCTGGCCGAGTCGGTAGGCTCGCCCGAATACGATCTGTCCGACTGCGGGCGCAGGGTCCGCTCCGTCGCCGATGGTGATATTCAGGGTGTAGCCGGACAACCCCGTGATCTGGTCAAAGATCAATTCCGGCTCCGGGTCCACTTCGGCTGTGAAGAACGTATACCAGTCGATGATTTCCGATGCGTCGGCGGCCGTCTGAGTTTCATCGAAGACCGTGCCGCCCCCACCGTCCAGGACCTCGACCGTGACCTGCGACGCGGCTAGGCCGAAGAATGTTACGGTGTCGATGAAGCTGGAAAGGTCGATGGAGTAGGTAATCGACCCCGAGCCTTCCGCCTGATCGCTGATTGTCTGATCAAACGGCTTCCAGCGGTTCGTCGCGCCAACGTCCACCCACCATGTGCCGTCATCCGTCGACGGGTCGTTGCCGGTGTTGGAGCCCTGAACGCTCTCGTAAATCCGATGGTCCGCGACCACGATCACGCGGTTGCCGTCGGCGTAGGTGGTGCCGCTGTCATATTCGTCGTAATCGTCTTCGGTCAGGTTCGAGGATGAAAGGTCGCTGTCGGTCAGCGCGTAAGGCGGCACGATGAACATTAAGCTTGCTCCTGCGGCAGTCCGATCTCATCCCACTTGTCGAGGTTCTGAGCGGTTTTCCGGGTGTTGCGGACGGTCTGAACGCCAAGCTGGCGCTGTTCATCGCGAAGCGCGGCAATCTCACGGCGGGCCTCGCGCATCTCGCGCTCAAGACCGGAGAAATCGAGCATCCGGCGCGTATCGCTGTTGCTGAAAATGCGCGATGGGCCGGTCGCCTCAATTTCCGGGCCGCGCTCCCCGACGATGCGTAGCCCGCCACGGTGCATCCCGCCTGTCGCGAAGGTCGGCGTGGCGCCAAGCGACCGGACTTGCGAGCGCAGGGCGTCCAGTTGACCTTCAAGGGATCGCTCTTTCGCCAGAGCCGAGGCGCGGCTTTCGTTCGCCTTGTCGACGTAGTTGCGTGCCTTTTCGATCGCTTGCTCGTGCTCGCGGAACGGGTTGAAGGCGCTCGCCTCAAACTTCTTGCCGTCCGAGGTTTCCGCCCAGGACGGACCGAACACGACCATCCGGCTATCAGACATGCGCACTGCGTTCGGAATGTCGTTCTGCTCAAGCTGCCGGACGATGCGCACCGCCTCAGATGAGATTTGCGCGATCTTCATTGCCGTGGCATTCGCCGCGTTCTGCGCCGCGCTGTTGTCCTGTCGCGTGAGCGCGGATTTCAGGTCGATAAGCTGCGAGACGATGCTGGCGTTCATGCCATCCAGCGCCGAAATCTGGGCGTTGAGCAGCTTGTGCGTCACGTCGTCCTTTTGAAGCGCCTCGATCAGCGCATCCAGAGACTCGGCCTCGATGTTCTTCGTCTCGCCAATATCGCCGGCCAGATCGGCTACGTCCGAAATCTGAGCAGCGAGGCGCGCAGAGAACGTTTGGAATTCAGCCCGGCTGCCCGCGATTTGAGCGAAGGTCGACTGAAGCGCAGACGCCGATCCTGTGAGTTCGCCCATAGCGCCCGCGTCACCGGACATAGCCCGGCGCAGGAGCGCCTGATATTCGCGCTGCTGATCCGCGAAAAGGGCCTGTGTCGGCATGGCGTCCCGGCGCAGGTCGCGGGCCCCATCCGACAGGGTTTCAAACAGGCGCTCGAATTCGCTGGCCGTGCGCCGCGCCGCGTTGGCGCCTTCCTCCGCACTGCTGATTAGGCTTGAAACCTCCGTCGTGAAATCCACGATCTTCGGCAGAATGGCGTCGAAAGCGCCCGCCATCTGCATCAGCGCAGCGTAGTTCTCACGACCCTTTTCCGTCATGAGGGCTTGGCTCTCTAGAAGCTGGATGAATTCGCCTCTGGTCGCGGGCATTGCCAATCCAAGATCCGCGATGTCGCGAGACAGCTTGCCAGTGAGCAGCGCCGTGCGCTCGCTCTCGGTGTAGAAGCGTTCAAAGACCGTGTTTGCGGAGCGCGCAAAGTTCTCGACGCCACCGAACAACTCGGCCAGCGCCGAAGCGGCGTCAGCTCCAACGATGGATATGTCGAACATGCGCTGACCCATCGTATCGAGGGCGGCGTTGACGGTCGGCAGAGCCTCCGCCATGCGCTTGAGCGCATCCAAGTAGCTTTCGCCGGCGCGCAAATATTCTTCGCTCTGGATGATCTGTTGAGCAACGAGGTCGCCGTATGCGGTCAACTGGTCCTCAAGCGCCGACTTGATCTCGTCTTGGCTCATATCCCGTGCATCGATCTTGAAGTCCAAGGCGACCCGAGACAGGTCCGTCGCGCCAGCGCCAATCGTGGCCGCGATGTCGATGATGCTGTCTCGGATCATCTGCGTCCGGTCGCGCATCAAGCCCGTGAGTTCCGAGTTCACCTTCTCGGTCTCCGTGGTCCACGAAATCAAGCCCCACAGGATCTTGTGCCGGGTCGTTTCGAAGTCACGAACCGCGGTATCCATGCCCAGCGTGCCCGTCACGCCAGCGCCGATGGTCTCTTTGGTGTAAAACCCCTTGATCAAGTTGATGACGCCGACGACCGCACCGATGATCGGAAGGGCGCTCGACACGGCTGACATGATCCCGCCAATCCCGCCGGTGCTCAGTCCTTGCATCACACCCTGAAACGCGCCGGTGAGCCCGTTCATCACGCCTTTGATGCCATCGCCGCCGGGGGCGAAACTGGTTTTCAGAATGTCGGTGAACGCATCGACGCCCGCGTCTTTGATGTCTGCCCATACATCGGTCAGATCGCCGTTGCCCTTCAGGAGATTGCTCCCGATGGAATCGATGATGCGGTCCGCTCTGGCCTTCAGTTCACGCTCTGCATTTTCGGCTTCGGCAATCGCCTTTTCCATTGCCTCTGCGACTTCGTTCGCGACGTTGTCGGCCATCGCCTCGATGCCGATCCCGTAGCCCTCCATCGTGTCTTCGCCAAGCTGTTGAAACACGCGAGAGGGCGACTGGATTTTCAGAAGCGACTTGACCGTGTTGACCGCTGACGCCGCCGCGCCGCTGACCGCCTCCCCAACGCTGCCGAGTTTTTCCCTGATGCCGCGCGTAAAGCCGTCGATCAGATCTCGGCCCGCCTGAACAAGTGCGCCCGACCACCCCGCGACAGTGCTTTGGATCGTCGCCAGAATCGAATTGAACGCCTCGGTGACGGACGCCGCTGCCGCGCTGACGCCTTCGTTGATCCCGTCCACCAGATCGCGACCCTTGGCGACCATGCGTTCGGCCCAGCCTTCGACAGCAGGAATGATCGTGCCGGTCCACACGCTTGAGATCGACGCCCCGACGTTCGCCGCGGCCGCCCGGATGCCGTCCGCCATGCGGTTCATCGGGTTGATGTTCTGCACGAAGGCGACGAACCCCTGAAACGCAGCCTTCGCGCTTTCCCAAGCCGCCGCCCAATCGCCTGCAAGGGCCAGCTTGACGGCCTGAATCGAAGCCTCGATGCCCGACAGGCCGCCGTTTACGGCTTCCTCCATCGCAGGGGCCCACGTCTCGCTGATGTAGGTCTTGGCCCCGTCCATCGCTGCTGTGATCCCGCCCATAATGCCGGGAAAGCGCGCCTCCAGATCTTGCCAGTGCGTGGCGATGTAGATCGCGCCAACCGTCAGCGCCGCCGCAGCCGCCGCAACCGGGAACACCATTGCAGCGAAGGCCGCAGCAACAGCGCCAACCCCGAGGGCGATGTTCTGTAGGTTGTCCATTTCGGCCAGCGTGTCCACGAAGCTTGAAAGCTTCATCACGACCCCGGCCAGCGCACCCGTCATGCCGGTTTCGCCGTTCATCTTGCCGATCAGGTTCGTGAACGAGTTGCCGAGCATGGTTGTGGCCTGCCCGACAGTGACCGATGTTTCGTCAAACGCCTTGGTGATTTGGGGGGCTTGCGACAGGATCGCAGCGAAAAATTCCTCGCTGGAAATCTTGCCTTCGACCACAAGCTGGCGCAGCTTTCCGACCGACCCGGCCGCCGCCTCGATGCCGTCCGCCGCCGCTTGCGCGATTGGGAACGCGCCCTCAAGGATCGAGTTGAATTCCTCGGCCCGCACCACGCCGCCGGCCATCGCCTGGGACAATTGCAGAAGCGCGCCGGATGCTTCGGAGGCGGACGTGCCGGACGCGGCCAGCGCCTTGCCCACTGTCTCGGTGAATGTCAGAACCTCACGCTCGCTGGCGCCAAGTTCCCCTGCGGCCATGCTCAGGCGAGTGTAGAGTTTCGCGGTGGCTTGCATCGGCGCGCGGGTGGCCTGCGACACCCGGAAAATCTCGTCCATAGCCGCCGCGGCTTCCGTGGTGGATTTCCCCATCGCCTGAATCGAGTTCTGCAAACCCGTGTAGATATCGGCCTGCCGAACCACCGCGCCAATCGAAACCAGACTGCCCAGCATCCCAACCATGCGGCCAATGCCGACAGCCGCCGTGCGAGATGCCGCGCCCATCCGGGTTGACGACCGCTCGACGCGATTTGCTGCGCGCTCTGCGTCCAACCCCTCGCGCCCGAAGCGGTCAAGGTCCGTGGTCGCGCGGCGAACGCCGGAGCTATCGACAGACAAGCCCAGAACGGCCATATCCATTGGCGTCACCTCACGAAAGGAGATTTGAATGAGAGCGATTTTCGGGGCTGCGCTTGCGACGATGATTGCCGGCGGCGCGCTGGCCGAGAGTTACGAAGACCACCAAGGGGTCCGCATTTTCACCGAGAGGCCGTGCGGATATGTCTTGGCAATCCTGGATTCCGACGAAACGACCCTGCCTAGCTTTGGCGGCGCTCTGTCAGACGTTGGGACTTTCGCAATCACCACCGGGTTCATTCTCGGGTTCGACTACGCCAACGCTGGGCTTTGGGATGGCGACACATCCACGCTGATGCGTTTCCGTGCCGCCTGCGAGGCTGACCCGCTTTTGACCGGCGCCGAGATCTTGCGCGGGCTCACTGCGGACTAGCCCCGCTCCATCGGTGAAATGCCGAACGAGTTTTGACCGGCGTGGAACCCGTCACAGAAGGCCGAGCACATGCTGTGCAGCGTTTCAGCCTCCCATGCGTCGCTTATCGACTTGGTGGCCTGCATGAATGGCGCGATCTCGGGCCAGTCAGCCGCCCTTATGCCGCCCATCGCGAGCGGCCGTGTCGGACGCAGGGCGAAGAACGCATTGACGAGGTAGTCAGCCCCGTCCGGCAGATCTGGAAGCGGCGCCTTGCGCCCCGCTTCGCGGTATTGCTCAAGTCGGGACGGCAAGGTGCGCTCCACGCTGCCGTCCTGTTTCTTCACGTCGATTGGGGCCTGTAGAAACCCCATCTGTTCCGCGTAGAGGGTCAGGCGGCGGAGTCGCCCTGCCAAAAATTTGCCTTGTCACCCGCGAAGTCCATGACCTGCTTTACCAGGGCGTCGGACTGCTCGAAAAACGCGCGCTTGTTGGCCTCGTTCGCGACCAGCGGCTTTCCGTCCTGCGTGAGCCCGACGAATTCGGTCACGAGGCTGCAAACGAAGTCGAGCCCCGCTTCCTCGGCGTCGTCATCGCCCTCCAGCTTCTTCTTGGACAGTTGCCGGGCGCGTTCCCGCACTCGTTCGCTTTCGAGGCCCAGAACGTGAACGCCGACCTTTTCGGCCTTCGCCTTGTCGATCAGTCGCCCGTCCTTGTCGGAGCCCTCGCCGGTCCACATCTTGAAGCCGCCGGCAGGGTGCGAAAGATGCAGAAATGCGCCCTTGTTCTCGCCCGATTTTGTTTCGAGGTTCGTCAGTTCCATGTTTCACCTGTGGTTTTCCGTGGTTTCGTGGTGAGGCGGGCAACGACCACGAAAACGCTGCCCGCCCCGGTATCCCCGCCGGGAGGAGGTGGCGGGAATTAGCTGGGCTCGACGCCCGTGATCGTGGCCGCGTTCTGTTTGAACGTGACGGTCCAGCCCTCATGGCTCGACCCGTCCGGCGTGTTCGGTTCGGCGCTGTGGAAATAGCCGTGGGCATACTCCACCACGTCGCCGGTCTGCACCGCCGGGCCATCGCCGCTGTCGGTTCCGGTGCCCTTGCAGATCTTCACCGCGCCGATGCCGTCCTGGTCGGCAGCGAGGCCGAGCACGTCTTCCTGCCCCGCGTCGCTCGCGATGGTGCGGAATTGCAAGGTGCTTTCGCGCCCGGAGCCCATGCCCTTCACGCCGGACGAAAAGCCGGTCCCGAGGTCGTCCACGTCGATGTTGGAGTGCGTCACGCCAAGCTGCGGCATAACCTGCGCGCCCTTGACCTGCACCCACGTCAAGGCCTCAAAGCCCGTCGTGTCGTTCGTCGCGGGGGCGCTTTCCGCGACATAGATCGTGCGCCCGATGAAGTTGTCAGACATATCTTGTCTCCATGATGAAAGACCCCGCTCGCGGGGTGGTCTGTTTCAGATTTGGGGGAAGCCCGCTTTTGACCCCGCGAGCGTTGGGGTTTAGTCGGCGTTCCCCGCCGATTTCCGCGCCCAGCCCTTCGCAAGCCAGGCGTCAATGTCTTTGTCCAGCGGGCGCGCTTCGCCACGCATCTTGGGGTGAACCAGCGTCACGCGCCGCGGCTTGGCCGGTTTCGCCTTCGCCTTGGGCTTTTCAACCTCCGGTTCCGGCAGAACAACCGGCTCGCTCTGTTTGGGTTCGTCCGTCATGACATGCTCCAGTAAGAAATGCGGATCGGGGTTTCCCAACGGCCCCCCTCCATCCGCCCCGGCCTGACCGTGTGGCCTGTGATTTTCAGGTTGCCGCCCGTGAACGTAAGGCGCGCGCCCGTCTTGAAATACGTTTCAGCGATGTCTCCCGCCTTTTCCCGGCTGACGACCTCGTATTCCCCGCCATCCTCAACCAGCGTCACGTAGAGGAAGCCCTGTCGCTCCATTGCCTGCGACGCGAGGTCCGCAAGCTGGTTGTCGTTCGGCACGAATGAAATGCGCAGGTGATCTCCGGCAGGTTGATCCCCGCCTTTGCGCGGCCAGATCACGGTATAACCGGTGATCGTCTCGACCTGGGCGGCCAGCGCGGCGTAAAGGCTTCCTTCGATGCTCATATCTGGACAAGCTCCAATCCGATCTTGCGCACCACGGCCTGAAACTCTTGAACCGTGAGGCCCACCATCCCCGCCGGGGCCTGACCTGACCACCCATCCTCAAGACGTGGGCCATAGGGCAGATTATTGACGAGCGAGATCGTGTCCCCGGCTTTGACGCCCATCGCCTCGGCCGTTGCGCGATTGACGGTTGCCGTGCCGCTGCCATCGTTCAGGTCTAGCGTTCCCGCCGGAACATTCCCGATCCCGACTTGCCAGTTGCCGCGAAACCGGCCCGTGTCGACCGGGCTGCGCATGATGACCTTGGAGAACATTTCCAGCGCAACTTTCTGCACCAGCATGTCCGTTTTCCGGTCTGTCTTGTCCGCCCAGGCGGCCGGGCTTGTTCCCTTCCATCCAGCCATTCAACGGGCCACCGCGTCATAGGCCAAAACGGTGCCGCCGGGGGCAATGGCGCCGGGGTCCACAACCCGAAGCATCCCTTGGGTGACGATGATCTTGTCACCGGGCTCGAGTTCTACCGCGAAGCTCTCAACCACCACCTGATAGTCCGTTGCTTGAATGTTGGTGCCGTCGATCAAGGTGTAACCCACGCGGGGGAGCGGGATGGAGAACACCGCCACGCGAACGGAATAGTCGGTAGGCGTCGCCGTGCCACCACTGGTATCCGAGGGGCCGCCGCCGGAAACCGCCGTCTTGCGGATCGTCGCCGTCTGGATGGCCTGCGGGCGCGCAGCGGCGATCTTGTCGAACGCTGCCGTAACCTTGGCGGCTAGGGTGGTCATCCGCGGTGCACTCCTTCTTTCGCATACTCCAGCGCGCCCAGAATGCGCCACCGGTCACTGAATGACGCCGCTCTGTAAAACCCGGTTCCATCTTCGTCGTTGACCGCGCCCACAACGACGACATCACGAAGCTCACCGCGCTTTGCCATCGCGAGGACAGTCTCGATCAGGTCTACGGTGTCGGCGTCAACGTCTTTATCGATCGGAACAATATTCATCCGCGCGTCAGGGCCACTTGCCCCGCCCCTGCAAGAAGATATGGGCGCAGAAGCCCCTCGACCGCCACCAGACGCGGCTTGCCCGTGCCTGTGGTCGTCTCATCCACCGTGATCGGGCCGACCTTGACCATTTCACCGGTCGTGTTCGCCTCGATGGTCGCGAACGGGTTGAGACCGCCTTGGATGAGGTAGGCAAGTTCGCACTGCGCGTCCTTGACCCGCTGCGGCACCTCATCAGCCGGGGCCACATACTCAAAGCGGTTCTTGATGATGTAGCGCGGAAATTCCCCGGTCTGGACATCCTCATTCACCTGTTCGCCGCGGTAGACCCAGAGCCGATTGATGGCGTCATACGCGCGCACAAGGTTGGCCTCATCGTCGGCGTCAGCATCACCCAGCGTCCAGCCTCGCGCCGCCCCGTATGCCTGATAGACGGCAAGGGTGACATAGCTGTCGGCGCTGGGAACGACAGCCCCGGTTTCGACCGTCAGGCTCATATCAGAGATCCACGAACATGATTTGCTTCAGCCAGTTGCGCAGGTCAGAGACCTTGCCCGTCGCACCCTCGACGCCATGCGCCTCAAGGTGGTCGACCACTTCCTTGCGCGGCATCTTGTCGATGTCCTCGCGGGTGATGTGCTCAACCTGCGCAGCGCCTTCCTTCGGGGCGTAGATCGCGTCGATGATCTGCACGCCTTTCGCGCGGAGCTCTGCCTTGCGCTCCGGTGAAACCGGGTGCGGCTCATAGTGGATCGGTCGTGTCATTCCTTCACCTCGTGGTTGGCAATTGCGATGATTGTGCGGCCCCGAGCGCCGCGGGTTACGTCAGAATGCGGCCCGGCTTGCCCGAACCAGCCCTCAACCGACCAGCCCGCATCAGCCAGGAGCGTGTCAAGGTCGTCTTTCGTGTAATGGCGAAAGTGAAATCGGTTCGTTGTGTGCGGAAACTCTGCCTCATTCGGAACGCTAACGATCAGTTTGTCAGCCATCGTGCGCAGTTTTCGAAGAACCGGCAGTGGGTATTCGATGTGTTCGACCGTCTCGAATGAAACCGCCACATCATAGCGACCTTGCATGTCGAGATCTTCGGCGCGCTGGGTCATGAACAGCGCGCCGGGCCGCCAATAATGCTGGATGGCGTAATTGATTGCCGCGGCGCTCTGGTCGATGCCGGTCACGTTGTGATGCGCTTCCGCAAGAATGGCTGACCCGTAACCAACGCCACAGGCCAAATCGAGAACCCGGCTGCGCGGCCGCAGTTGCGTGGCGGCGAATTCATACCGGGCCACATGGTCCCGGCGAATGCCCGCGATGGTCGGGGCAACCTGTCGTTCACCGCCGTTCAGCATTCCACCGCTCCAAGTTTTCCACCACGAAGGCCAACCCCTCGCCGCTTGCAAGTTCATCTGATGTCCACTGCGCGTAGGCGACCCTCTGGCATAGGTCTCTGACCTTTTCGGGTCCAGGGTGCGCGGGGCCGCTCAAATCGCCCCACACGGCCCGTTCCGGCAAGTGTGCGACCGCAGGAACCCCCGCAATCAGCGCCTCAAGCCCTGCCGTGCTGCACAGCGTTTCGATCCGCTTCAGTTTCGGCCACAGGTCAGCAAGTTCGCCGTCCAGTCGCGGGCCATAGTCAGCCGTGAGGCGGTCGAGCGGGTGCGGGCGCCAATGCGCGCCGAGATCCCGAACCGTGCGTCGCGCCCAGCCTCTCATCTTTTCCAGGTCGTATCCGTGGGACATATCCCCGACCACCTGACCAAATACGGCAACGACGCTTCCGTTCCCCGGCGATTTGCACTCGATGCCCAGTGCGTCAAAACGGTCGGCGGAGACATCGAAGCGCGGCGCCTTATTCAGCCCGCCCACGCTCAGTTGCCAGTGCCCGGTCGCGAAGTCTGCCTCGCGGTTGACGCGCTTCAGAAAGCCGAAGTCCAGCACCAATGCCGGAACGCCTGCGACCTCATACTCTTTCACCAGAGCATCGCCCTTGCCGCGAAGGCCATAGACGACGATGGCGTCAAAATCCTCAAGTTGCCCTGTCGCGTGGTCGCTCAGTGAGCGCCGGACTGGGCGGTATCCGTTCGCGAGGGCGCCCTGATAGAGCGCCCCCACGCAGGGCCGGTTTTCCCGGCCATAGATTCCGATGCGCATTAGCGCGACTGGATCACGATGCCCGCGAGGTCTTTGTCGTCGTTGTAGACCTTGTCCCAGTTGGAACCGGTGCCGACAGCGGAGTCGGTCGGGTTCTTGCCGCCGTTCGACACATCCCACTGAAAGCCCTTGAGGCCGAGGTTGTAGCCGAATTCACCCTGCATCCGCATGAGGATCTGCTCTTTGCCGCTGACCTCATCCAGGAGGATGTATTCTTCCTCGGTATCCTCGACCATCAGACCGCCCGGCGTGAGGCCGAGGGTGTAATAGTCGGTCGTGGCCGCCGAGCCGGAGCCGGCATTGACGATCAGCGAATCCGAGTCCGTCACGATGATCGGGCGGCCGAGGGAGCCGGGCATTCCCGAGACGACGATGGTATTCGCCGTGATGTCACCGTTGTTGGCCGGGTCGATCTGGTGGCCCACCAAGTCGAAGAACGGCTTGGAGTGCATGACCCATGCCGAAACCCGCTGCGACTGGTCGCCCATGAGCGCCAGACCGGAAACGAGCCCGGCCGTGGTCAGGGTGCCATCGGACCCGATCGTGTAGGTCGAGCCCGCGTTGTTGTCGAGCGCGGCACGGCCAGCGCGGATGGAGTTGTTCAGCATGTCAGCCAGAACGTCCCGCGCGGCCTGTTCGCCAGCCGCTACGCGAATAGCGTCCTGATCGAGGCCCGGCTTGAGAAACGCGGAGCGCGCCCACTCGACCGGCCCGATCTTGCGGTTGACCTTGACCGAGATCATGTCCGACTGCGTAAGCTTGGTGCCCGCCACGTCGGATGTCGAGGTCTGGTCCTGGCGCGACACGAGGCCGCCGGCGTTCGCGAAGAACGCAGCGTAGTCATAGTCGCCCGGCTTGCGGTTGGTCCTCAGGGTGATGGTGCCGTTGGAGCCAGCGTTAAACTTGTCCACGGCTTGTGCGATGACGTCCGAGTATCCGCTCTGGATGAACGGGTCCTGGAACGACATATCAGAGGGAAGGCTCGTCGCCATTGTCGTATTCCTTATTCAGGGAGTTTGTTGTATTCACTCTGGCCGTTCTCACGGATGTAAGCGGCCTTCTGCGAATGGTTCATTTCGGAGCGCTTCGCCCCGGTCGGAGGCGTCCCGCCACCAGATCCGGGCGGCTTCCCGCCACCCCCTTTGCCGCCGTCGCGCACCGCGTATGGTTTCGCTTCGGCAAGCTCCTTGGCGAGTTCGGCCAAGGTTGCACCGTGATCGGGGCCATTCCCGATCATCGGTTTTCCGTCAGAGGTCAGCACCTTCGGAGTGCCGTCCTCGTTGAATTGGAGCCGCGCCATTGCAGTCGCGGCGATGTCGTCGATGGCTTCCGAGATAAAGCCGACCTTCGCGAGCTCCGCCTTGAGGCTGGCTTGCGCGTTGGACTGCATCATCTTCGTGATGCGCTCGTCGCGGGCGCTGATTTCGCCCTGGTATTTCTGTTCCATCGCGTCGAGCTTGGCCTGCGCTTCCTCTGCGCCCTTGCCGGTGCCCTTGGCCTTTTCCTCGAGATCGGCAATGCGCTGCTGGATTTCGTCCGGCTTGCCGAGCTTGGAGTAGGTCGCGACGTTCTCGCGCTCCTTCTGAAGCGCGGATTTCAGGCCGGTAAGGTCTTCTGCCGGCATCAGCTTGGTGAGGTCGAGGGTCGAAGTTTCGCCTTCGGTTTCGACAACGGATTGAAGCCCCTCGGGAAGCCCCGAGAGGTCGGACAGTTCGATTTTCATGGTGTGTAGCTTCCCGCTAAGGTCTAGCAGGCGTCCCGCCTGCGGTTAAGGCCAGACTTTTCGCTGGCAAAGAGGGCAAGCCCATCCTGTGCGCTTGCCCTTCACGTCCCGGCCACCCTTCAGGGCGGGCCGGAATGTCTCGATAAGGTCTCGGTTTCGGCAGTGCGGGCACTCAAGCGGCTTGCCCGCGTAGGTCTTGCGCGGCTTCGTGGGCTTGTCGTCCACTAGCTTCAGGTGGTCTCCGCCCAAGCCTCACGCTCCCGCCGCTTCAGTTCGTCCAGGGTGAATTCCCGGCCCTTCCTGTCGACGAACCTATCAACTTTCACGCCTTTGCGGAATAGGGCGGCTTTTTTCTCGCCCAGAACCTCGTCCTGAAACGCGCGCGGCTGGCGTCGGAGCCATCCGTCATAATCCAGATCCGCCGGCACTTGCCCGTTCATGCTGGCCCGTGTCGATGCGGGCAGTTCGTCAGCGTCTAAACCAAGCTCCCGCCACGATTTCACCACCGGGCTCGTCGAGGATCGGCAGTTGAAGTGCGCCGGGGGGCGTTGCCCCTTGCCCGGATCGTAAACCTTGCCGTCCCGGCTCGCGCAAACAAGCGTCGTGCGGCTGTCGAGGGTGGCGTTCCAGCGAACCCCCTTCACAAGGTCCGAATTGCGCTCGTATGTGTATTCACGCGCCACATTGGCGGTGTGGTTGACTGCGGTGCGAACCACGGCCTCCGTCGATCGCCTGTTCTGGTATAGGATGCCGTCGCGATATCCCTGCGTCCGTGTTCCGCGCAAGTCGCGCACAATCTGGTCCGTGGTGCGGCCTTCGATGATCCCGGCCCGGATGTTGTCGCGCACTTTGCGGAACGCGCTGGCCTCCAATTCGCTGTAGACCTCGCGCAGCAGCTTGCCTTGAAACGGCCGGGCGCTGACCGCGGCGAGGATTTGCTCTGCCGCTGGCGTGACCGTCTCGAAACGGACCGGCAAGACGCGACGGAACATATCCAGTTGGTATTCGGCCTCGTATTTCCCCAGGGCGTCCAATTCGATGCGCAGGGCGCCAGTGGCGTCGGTGTAGGCGCTTTCCACGATGCGGCGCAGGTCGCGCAGAAGTTGCTCTTGTCGTGTCCGCGACATGGCGGTGATGTCGTCACGCAGAAGGCGCTCAACAAGCCGGGCATCAGACCGGTTCAGGGCGGCGATGACCTTGCGAACCGTGTTGGCCGAAAGGCGCTGAAGGTAGACTTGGTGCCGCGTCAGCTCGTCAAGAATCTCCTCATTCACCGAGGCCATCGGTCATGCCCCCTCCCTCGGCTTCGATTCGATCCGCCTCCTCGGCGGGGTCGATGTCAGCCCGGATCGCACCGCGCCGCGCCATTTCGCGCAGGAAGGTCTCGCGGCTCATGTTTCCGGTGTTCACGGCCATGAGCATCGCCTGCATTTCCTGCGGCGTCAGCATCGAAACGCCGAAGTCCTTGTTGACAGTGACCGCCAAGCCCTCGGCGGGCGTCCCGCCGTAGTCGCCCATCCAGATCAACGCCTGCTCGAGCGCGTCCTTGAGCGCATCGGCCATCATGGCTAGTTGCGACGTTTCTTTCGCCGCGTCCAGTGCTTCACCTGTCGCTGATTGCGCGCGGGCCACCAGAAGTTGCAGACCGTGCGTTTCCATCTGGAATTCGAGATCTTTGAGGTCGTCGCGTCCTGCCTTGATCGCATGGCCGTTGTGTTCCACCCATTCGAGTTTTGCCTGCGGATCGCGCGATGTCGTCGCCATGCCAGCGGAAATCACCAGCGGCTCGTCATCGTCACGCCCAGACCCGTGAAGGATCGGCACGCGCGCGAAATGCAGGATGTTGCGCTGATCCGACTGGCTTTGCCAGTGCGCCACGTTCACGTCCGCCAAATCCTCCAGCGGCGGTTCTCCCGTCATGAACCCGGTGCGGGTCAGGTAGACCGGAACAACCGTGATTTCTTCAGCGTCCGTGGTGTAGGCTTCGACTTGTTCCCATCGGTTCGTCTTGCCCGCCTTCCGAAACAGCCGGACTTGCACCGACCCATCGTCAGGGGCGTCGATCACGCGAACCTGTTGAACCACGCTTTCCGCGAATTCATCTTCCGGGTCCGGTTCGCGCACCGTCTCCATGATGCGGATCTGCGCCAGCTTGACAGCGTTGCCGACCAGCTTTGTACGCCAACCGAGAATGTCCTCGCTTTTCAGGTGGACGAAGTAGGGCCGCAGTCCTTCGCGTTGCGCCTGATCGCGCGTGGTGTCTTCGCCGCGCGCTGGCGCGTCCACCATGATATAGGACACGCCGGAGCCGGACATGGCGGCAATGAACACGTCCCGCGCAAATGCCGACAGGTCACGGCCTTCAAGGTCGACATTCTCACACCAACCCTCGATCTGCGCCGGGGCGCCCTCGGCAATCTCGACCGGCTTGTCGAACACCCGGCCCGACATGTCCCGCACAGTCTTGCGGAACCCATTGAACAGCCAGGACGAGTTCAGGCGCGCGTTGTAGGATTCGACGCTTTCGCTTTCGAATTTCGGCAGGTAGGTCTCGCCCGCCGCGCGCATGGAGTCCGTGCCGCCCAGAAGCGCCCGGCCTTTCGCGGCCTGCGTGACCATCTGTTCCGCCTCGGGGGCGCGCTTGGCAACGGTATCGGTCAAAGGCGAAGCTCCCGAGAGGTGATGGTCGGTTTCACAACCGGCATTTTCTGGTGGACGAAGTAGCCGCCCGCATCCGGGTGGTGATCGAGGCCGGCGGTCTTGTCCGGATCGCCATTCTTGTCATACGCCTGCTGTTCCAGCGCCTCGGCGTAAGTCTTGCACTTGGCGTCATTGACCCAATAGCGGCGCTTGGAGAACGCCGTATTCACAGCAAGGATGCGATCCTTGACGGGCGGGTTTGCCTTGGGCGCCCGAATTGCGTGACCGGCCTTTCGCAAAAGCTCTATGTCTGACGTGCTGGCGTTCACCGTCTTGCGCGAGCCACCCGATGCGTCAGGGTAGATCGTCAGCTTGTGGCCGGGGTATCTGTCGCCCAGCACCTCGATTAGCCGTGGCGTGTCAGTCAGCCCCTTGAGCTCATCGACCGCGTGCCATCCATTCTCGCGCTCGACATGCACAACGCTTGCCATCTGGCCCACGTTGAAGTCTTGCCCGATGTGAAGCGGCTCGCGGTCCTGTATCGCCTCTGTGCTCCGGTTCGCCGCCCTGTCGTAGTTCCGATAGACCGTTCCGGCCGTGAGGTTCACGAATTCGCCCATCAGGTAGGCGTCGATCAACTCCTGCGGATAGGTCTCGCGCAGGCTGGTGATGTAGTCAGGCGGGAGATACCTCTCGTTCTCGTATGTGCTGGCCTGCACCATGCTGTAACCCGGCCGAGGATCACGGGCGAACGTGTCATAGACAAACCGGAAGCCCTCCGGCGTTGTCGTCACCCCGATCCCGTTGACCACGCCGGGGAGAACGAGGCGCATACGGGCGATGATCTTGCGCCAAGCGTCCGTCGCCTTGTCCTTCGGCAAGATGTCGATCTCATCAACCAGCGCGCGGGCGATCTTGAAACCAACGATACTGCCAGGATCGTCCATCGACCGGCAGATGATCGTGCCGTAATAGGCGCGGCCCCTGTAGAGGTCGACTTCCTTGTCTGCCTTCTTGATCTTGACCGTGAAACCGAGCAGCGTTCCCGCCTCATCCATCGTGGGCCAGAACGTATCCCTGATGTCGCGGTATGTCGGGGCGAAGTATCCTTGCACCGTCTTTGGGTTTGCCCCGGCGAACAGGCCGAGGTCGAGGCACCCCACAAATGTCTTTCCACTCCCGAAGCCACCAACATAGCCGCGAAACTTGGTGTTGAGGTCGGAGAGAAAGATACCCTGCGGGGCGCTAACCCTCAGATCGTGTGACGCGGACATCTTTGACCGGGGCGTCGGAGTTGATGTTGATGGTCATCTGCGGAGCGTCGTCGTCGCCGTCCATGCCGGTCATGTGCTTGAGTAGCGTATCGAGCGCCGCCCGCTTGTCCGCCATCTTGATCTTGACACCTGTTTGGGTGAGCGAAACCTCCGTAATGGCCGCCGCCGTGTCGTCATCAACCTTGTCGGACGGAACCAGACTGACCGGGTAGACCCCAAGGCCGTTCGGATCAGCATTATCGCTTTCCGTGTCGCCCGGATTTCGCCCCCACTGGACGGCCTTTCGGATGTCAGCGAAGCCCAGCTTGGCGAGCTCCTCAATCACGCGATCCTGCGTGATCTCCGTTCTTTTCTGGCGCTTCGCCTTGGCCTCTTGGATTGCTGCCTGCGCTTCAGCATTTTTCAACAGACGCTGGCCTTGAGAATAGGCCGACTTTTCGCTGTATCCCGCCCGAATGGCCGCCTGAGTGGCGTTCAGGTCGATGAGGTATTCCGCAACAAAGCGCTCCTGCTTTGCAGTAAGCGCCATAGTGACTTCCCGTCAGTTGTGGTGAGAGGGCTTCCCGCCCCAATGCAGTAGCAGACGGCGACGCGCTGTTTCAGCGTCACCCGCTGCGCCGACCGGAGAGGTCCAGGTGCGACGCTCCCGCCTATATGGCGAGCCTGAGCCGAACATGCCATATCTGGGCAAAACCCGCAACATTTAGCCGAAGCGCCTCACATCAAGCGGATCGAGTTGCAACCTGATTCCCTCGATCTCGGCCTCAAGCTTTGGGAAAAGCTGGTTCGATCGCTCGACAATCCTGCGGAACGTGCCGATCTTTTCCGCGAACGGGCCGCCGATGATTTCGATTTCCTGACCTGGACTGAACTCGGCCTTCGGGAGCTCGGCATTGCGCCTGATGCGGTCCTGCTTCTCGTATTCCCGCTCGACGATGTTCTGGAACTTGGACAAATCGCGGCGGTCACCCGGCCCCAGTAGAACGAAAGTGCTGGCAAGAAACCGGGTCCCGAGTGCGGCGTGAAAGGACCGATCGTCGAGAGCCATGAAGATGTAATTCGGAAGCGCGGGTTCCTCGTGGGGCTCTGGGCGCCGTTTCTTGCCTGCGCGCTTCCAACGGATCACGCGGCCCGCCCATGCGCTGATGCCCTGTTCTTCGAGATCCTCGCATACAGCGAACTCGTGGCCAGTCTTCGCATACCCGAGATAGTTGATTGGTGTCGTCATGCCCTGCCCCTCTTGATGGAGGCGGGACGCCGGGAAAGCGCCCCGCCGTGCTGGTCGGACAGCGCGAAGTGGCTGACCGGGATTGAGATACAGTCCTTGTGTGGCGCGACCCATGCCGCGCCGCCTTCGCGGTGACCGGTGCGCTGTGAAACATGGCGGATGGTGTTCATGTTGCGATGCCCTGCATTGATGCCCTGATCCGCTCCCCGATATCCGCGATCACCGGAACCGCCATGCTGTTGCCGAGCGCCTTGTAGCGCGGGCCGTCAGGATGCCGGGCGAGTGCGAGAGCGTCCTCCCACGTCATTCCGTTCAACTGATTGTCCTCGCTCCATATCCATCGCGCAGTTTCCTCAAGGTCTTTCATGCTGGCGCGAGCGGCCCATCCGGGGATCAGCGTGAAGTCGTCCTCGAATCCCTGCAATCTCTCGCATTCGCGCGGCGTCAGACGGCGAACGGCCCACGGGTGGGCGAGATACGTCTGTTGCTTCATCCCCGGTTCGGCGCTCAGAGCGCCAGCGACTTCCATCGTGCGAACCTCGTCGCGCTGGTTCTGAGCGAACGCCACTGCCTGCGGAACCTGCCGCGCCTCCAGCGTGTAGGCGGTGTCGTCATTACGAAACCCAGCGCCGTCTGGCCCGACATCCGGGTTTTCGCTCACCGCGCGCTCTTGGATGGCAATGGCCGGCGTCTGATGGGCGCCGATGGTCTGGCAAGTGCCGTCGTCCTGAAACCCCAGTGTCGTCTGTTTTCCGCCAGCCTGATGAGCGAACGCCACGGGAACCATGTAGACAGCGGCCGCGTGATCTGCACTGTTGGACCAGCCGCCGCTGTCTTTGCAGGCTTTCATCGTTCCAGCGACCTCATGAGCCACAACCGGCGTTCCGCGCCCAGTGCCGTCCTCGCTGGCGTCCTGACCGTTCAAAACTCCGCCGTTGTGCGCCCCATCGGACAGGGTGCCGCATACTTCTGGCACTAAATGACCGCAGATCGCGTGATCTACATCGCTACCGCCGTCGGTTTCCCGAAGCGTGCCAGCAATATCTGTCAGTCCTACAGCGCATCGTGAATTTTCAGTGCCGACGCCCCCTTGCGAACCCCGCTGGCACCCCGGTCCTGCGTCACGTCCTCGATGATCTTCGCTCCAGTCAGCGCCACCGTGATCAGCGCCACACGCAGCGCCTCCGGCAACGCCTTGCCCCGTTTCTCTGCGCGGCGGAGTATCCCCACGCAGGCGGTCTGGCTCAAGTAATACCGCCGCGGGATCGACGCAGTTTCCAAAATCGACGACAACGAACACGCGACGGCGCCGCTGCGCCACTCCGAACCATTGGGCGTCGAGAACGGCCCAAGCTGCCCGTGCCCTTGGCCCCTCAACCATACCTTCACCGGGCCAGCTTCCCCCGGTAGGTTGTGGGAGGGCGTCCAGTGCGCCGACAAGTCCTCCCAGGAAAGCGCCGAACGCATTGCCTTTGTCCGAGAGGACGCCGGGCACGTTTTCCCAGAGGACGGCGAGTTTTCCATCAGGTCGAGCATCGACGATTGCATGGCATATCTCCACGAATGCGAGGGTTAGGTTGCCGCGCGGGTCTTCCGTGCCCTTGCGCAGCCCAGCGACGGAAAAGGCCTGGCAAGGGGTGCCGGCGACGATCAGATCCGGCAGCGGGATGCCGTGGCGGCGCAGGAGATCCGGCCCGACCTCGGTCATATCACCCCAGAGCAGCGGCTCGCCCTGGTTGTGATCGTCGGGCATCTTGTAGCCGTGCCGGTGTTGCAAAACGGCGCGCGGGAATGGCTCGATCTCGGACGCGAACCGCCAATCGACCCAGGGTAGGGCGACCTCGGGGGCGCCAATTCCAGAACAGAAGGTCATGCCGATCATGTGCTTACTTTCGCTTACCTAGATGCCGGGGGGATCAGTGGCGGCGGGCGGTGTCACCGGGCGGCGGGAGGACTTCCCCGAACATCTCGTCGATCTCCTGAGACGGGATGCGAGCGCCGGCCTGCCATTCCTGCTCGACCGATGGGCGGTAGCCGTAGGATTGCTGAGAAGGGCCAGCGCGTGATTTTTCCGGGAACACACCGGTCCAGCCGTTCGCGATGCTTTCCTCGACTACGCCGTTTGGATCTTGGTGTCCCTTGAGCTTCTTCACGATCAGCTCGGCCGCGCGGTTTGTTAGTTTCGCCCTCTTGGCCTTCCGGTGGTCGATGTAGCTGTCGGCGGTTTCTTCGCTGAGAACCTCACAGAGGATCGCGCGCGCTCCTGACGGTTCATTGGTGGTTCCTATGGTGGTTTGGGTCCCGCTCTGGGACGGGTACGGGTCCCGCTCTGGGACGGGTGGCGTCCCGCTCTGGGACGGGTCCCGCTCTGGGACGGGTGTCACTGCGGGACGGGTCTCGCGCTTTTCAGAGGTCGCGTGAACAAGCGGGAGAGCCTTTAGTGCGTCGATATCGATCGCGTATTCGACGGTCGACCCATTCTTGCATGGACGGCTTCCAACGACTTTCAGAAGGCCCTCGGAAACAAATTCATTTATGATCCTGATCACGGTTGAACGGCCGCATTCGATTGCTTCAGCCATCGTAGATTTTGAGGCCCATATACCCTCACCGTTGTCGCTGGCGCGCTCCGCGAAGTAGACCATCACCGCCTTTCGCGTGGGGCTGCCGAGCTTCCGGCTATAGGTGATCACGGAGACCTGATTGCTCATCTGCTCATTCCCATATTCTGTTGAATTTCAGCGCGCAGTTCAGCCCTGCGGTGCCGATCGGCCCGCGGCGCTGTTTCGCGACGATCAGTTCAATCCGGTTGTGGGCGCGGTCGATCCGCTTCACCCATTCCTCGAGCTTGGCGTCGTCGCGGCCCTGCGGCTTTTCGCGCTCGGCGTAGTATTCGTCGCGATAGCAGAAGATGACCGTATCGGCGTCCTGCTCGATCTGGCCGGACTCGCGAAGGTCGGAGAGCATGGGGCGCTTGTCGTCGCGCTCCTCGCATTTTCTGGAGAGCTGCGACAGGGCGATAACCCCGGCGTTTTCCTTGACCGCGAGCCGCTTCACCTGGAGCGAGATTTCCGTGATTTTCTCGACCTTGGACCGCCCCTCGGCGTCCATCAGTTGCAGGTAGTCGACCACGATCAAGGGCGTCTTTCCGTTCTTCATGTTCATGGTCCGCAGCGCCTTGCGAACACCAGAGATCAGCGAGCCGGGACGGGCAAAGTCCACGCTGAGAAGCTGGATCGGGAGAACCTGCATTTCCTTGGCCTGATCGACCACGGTGCGAAACTGATCCTCGCGCAAGTCCCGCACCATCGACGTATAGGCCACGGCGTTGTTGGCGAGGCTGGAGGCTTCCGAGAGCGCGCGCATCGCCATGTCTTCCGGCGTCATCTCGAAACAGGCGAACACGACTGGATGCCCCATGCGCGCGGCGTGAGTTGCGATCGAGAGGGCCACGGCGCTCTTGCCCATGCTGGGCCTGCCGCCGATGACGCACATATCTCCGGGCCGCACGGATGGCACGATGTCGGCCAGCGGACCCCAAGGCATCGGGACAGACGGCAGGGCGTTGCCCTGATATACGTCGTTGATCTGCATGATTGCCGCCGTGGTGGCAGCGAGGAAGGACATGGGCTGCGCCCCCGTGCGTGAGGGCGCCATGCCCGTCAGCGCGGCCTCAAGGCCACCGAGAACGTCCCCCACGGCCTCCTTGCCACCTTGCAGCGCCCGCGTGGCGCTTCTGAGAACTTCCAGCGCGTCGCGCTTGGCCGATGTCTCGCGGATGAGTTCGGCATAGTCCTTTGCCGCAAAGCCGGAGATTGCCGCGCCAGCGAGGCGGGCGAGGTATCCCGGCCCGCCCAGTTCGGCCAGCCCAGGGTCTTCCGCCATTATCGCCTTCATCGTGATCGGGCTGACGAGCTCGGTGCGCCCGATCTTCTCGCGCATGGCTGCGTATAGGCGGCCGTGGGTCGGCTCGTAGAAGTCTTCCGGCCCAATGATGAGATCGACCACGGGCAAGGTGTCGTTGTTTGTCAGGATCGCCCCAAGAAGCTGCTGTTCAGCCTCGACGTTGTATGTGGCGGGGCTGTCCGAGGGCGTCATGTCGTTCACTTCACCACCCCCTCGACCATGCCGGCTGCAATGTCGCCTATGGAGCGCCACGGACTCGGTGCGGCCCGCATGACCTCCATCACATCATCAATCGACCGCACCACGGCGTAGACGCCGCCGTTGGCCTCTATGAGGCGCTGCGCGTCCTTCTGGTTCTCCTGCTGGGTGTTGCCCTCGGCCTTGACCTCAAAGCCGTAGAACCGGCCGTTGTGGAGCATGAGGATGTCGGGGAACCCCGGCATCATGCCCATGTCCTTGTTCTTGGAAATGAGCCGGGCCACGTCCTTTCCGGTCATGCTGTTCTCGTTGGGGCTGTGGTGAATGAGGGCGCGGGGGTATTGGGTGCGAAGGTAGTCGAGGCAGGCTTTGTGGATGGGGCCTTCTCGATCGGTCCACGGGCGGTTCATTGCGGCCACCTCCATCCCATCTGGTGCGAAGCCGCGATGAGCGAGCCCGACACGTCGGAAAGCGCGGCGTTGAAGCCCTTGGGGTCATCGGTGCGCAGCGGGGTGCATCGCTTGAGAACCCGGTTGAACAGATCCTTCCCGGCCTCATCCAGAACGATGACAGCGCGGCCCTGGTGTTCGGCGGGGTTGAAGTCGGAGACGGGCATGGCTTTGATGGTCATGCGGCCCTCCCGACAAAAACGGTGTCACCCTCGGCGTTCTGGTCGAACAAATGCCACGCGCAGTTATCCTTGCCGGTCATCTTGCTGCCCGGAATCCACTTCACCCGACCGACCGACACCACCTTGCGGAGCCACGGCATGTAGGGGGCGGATTGCTTGGTGTGCATCCAGTCGGCATCGAACAGGAGCCACGTCGGGCGCATTGCCGAGAAATGCTCAATCATCGGGTGCAGAACCTTCCGGTCCCACGGTGGATTTGTTATGATGAAGTCGCAGGCTGACAGTTGCCGCTCGGTCAATTCAAGCGCGTCTCTCTGCATGATACCTTCGCCGCGCGGATCTATGTCAGACGGGCAGATTGCGGACCCTGGCAGCGCATTGATCAGCGCCCCGTCACCCGCGCATGGCTCAAGGTAGGTGAACCATTCGGGCAAGTGAGGTATGAGCGGCAAGACCGCCTCGCGCGGGGTTGGATAGAAATCGCGCGGGATGCGCTCGAAGTCGGATCGCTTGCCCATCACGCGACCCTCCGTTCTTTCTCGGCCAACTCGACCTCCAGCCCCATGATCTCTGTCGTCATTGTGCGCAGCTTCGCGTCGAGGTCGCGCAGGCGGGAGTGCTGACCGGGTTGCCAGTTGTCCCGGCGGCGCTGAAGGCAGGTGCGGAGACGGTAGAGGGCGTCGAGGCGGGTTCGGATGCGGGCGGCGGTCATACCAGTTCCTCTCGCACGATCCGCGCCGGGGCGGTGAGGCTATAGCCCTGCCCCCAAGACGTGGTTATTTCGATCCCGAGCGGCGCCACCTTCTTGCGAACCTTGCAGACCATCACGTCGACAATCTTGATTTCGGGCTCGTCAAGCTTTCCATTGGTTAACGCCGTCAAAAGGCTTTCCTTTGAAACGACGCGCGGGAATTGCGTGGAAAGGGCGCGCAGGATCGCCATTTCCGACCCAGTCACGGAGACGAATGATCCGCCATGAATGACCATTCCTCGCTCGGGGAGTAAGGTGATCGGCAGAGGCTCGACCTCCGATCCGCAGACCGGGCAAGTGCATTCAAGCGGCATCGGCGCGCTCCTTTGCCTTCGTGATTTTCGCATTGATCTCGCGCGTGATGACCGCCTGAACGATATTTCCGGTGTGGGCGCACTCTGTCTTGGCCCGCTCCAGCAACTCCCCGAGGTCGATTCCATCGAACACATCGAACAGGCTGGAAGGGTCCGCCAGCAGTTCCGGCTTGGTGCGGATCGACCGGCCAACCCCGTGGATGACTGCACCCACGAGCATGCCGGGGTTTCCGTCGCCTGTTTCCGTGATGCACTGGAGAATAGTCGTCAGGAGCGCACCGCCGTAGAAGTCAAGCGCGCGGCGCAGTACGTTGATCGACCGGGTTTCGCCCACACCATGTGCGCTCTTTCGGCGAGTGACCTTCACGTTTGCCGCGTCTAGGACACGCTGCAATTTCACAGCGTCCGGATCACGCGCGGCCAGCATCGCGAACCACAGATCCACCGGAGCCACGGGAGTTACGTTGCCGTTGATCGCGGCGAAGGCGGCGGCGGCTTCCTCGGCGGTGCAGCGCAGGACGTAGCAGGGAACCTCGGTGATCCCGATGGTGGCGGCTGCCGTGGTTCGGTGCTGGCCGTCTACGACCGAGAACACATCGCCATCCTGAACGACGATGACAGGCAGGAATTTCGCCCAGTCGAAGTCATTGACGATGCGTTTAATGACGCGGATCGACCCGGCGCTTATCGCGCGCTGGTAGGTATCATCGATACGAAGCGAGGATATGGGAAGCGTCTGGAGCGCTCCCGGGTGACCGGATACAGGCTTGGCCTCGAAGTCACCGGCCAGCGGCAGGATTGGAAGAAGGTCGCTCATGCGCGCCGCTCCCAATATTCCGCCGACAGGTCGCGGCCGACATAGGCCGCGTCAGCATCCATCACGCCGTTGGTGACGCGGGAGACGTTGCCAGAGGCAGAACCGACCAGCTTGGCGACTTCACCGCAGGACTTTCCAGCCGCGCGGAGGGCGATCATATGCAGGGTGCGCTCGTCTTGCTCGCGTGACCGGCTCATCATCCCGCCTTCCGGTCGATGGGTTCCACGTTCTCACCCCGCGCCAGAGGCTCCAGCACTTCCATGAGGGCTTGCGCCGTGGGCCGAAGCTGGGCGGCTTCCCGGTGGTCGACGTGACCGTCTTCGACCGCTTCCGCGATTTGCTTGGTGAGGTGGCCGAGCGCGGCCAGAACCCGCAGGTGTTCCGGTGCGTCGTCGCTCCCTTCCCGTGCAGACTGTCCGCAGACACCGAGAACGTCGCTGGTGAAGCTGGGTCCAAGCACTGAGCAAATGCTGAGAAGACCGGAAAGCCCCGGCGTCGCGCCCTGCACATAGCTTTCGAGCGTCCGTGTCGGAATCCCGGTGGCGTCGGAGAGGGCGGCGAAGCTGTGGCGCTTGCCCCGGCCCACGCGAAGGCGCAGGGCGTCCTCTATGACCCGTGCCGCAAGATCGTGCGGAATGATGGGTTCGTTCTTCATGGCTTGCTCCCGGTTGGATGTGCATCGTGGATGCATGGAAAGGAGAAAATCACTCGGCGGCGTGGGTGGCTCCATGTGCCCGTGCCCGCGCAAGGGTTTCGAGCGTGAGGCGCTTCCCGCGCCGCTCCGCCGCCTTGATCATCGGGATGTCATATTTCGCCGGAATGCTGCCGCGCTGCTTCCAGGCGGCGACGGTCGGATACGGGCGTCCAAGGTCTTTCGCGAGGTCAGACAGCGACGGCCAGATGCTGAAAATCTTCTCCATGCATCGTGATATGCACTTTGCATCGCCTCAAGTCAATGCCCATTGCATAGTTCGGGGCGGTAGCGATGCATCATGAATGAGAAATCAGACCGACTTAGAAGCGCCCGCGTGAGCGCCGGATATGAAACAGCAGCGGATGCTGCGCGCGCGATGAATATCGCTGCGCCAACCTATTCTTCACATGAGAACGGTTCGCGCGGTTTCCCGGCCAATGTCGCAGAGAGATACGCCAAGTTCTTCAAGGTGGACCCGGCTTGGATTCTTTATGGAGACCGCGACAAGAACGCCCCTGTCGTCGCTCGGGTAGAAAACGGCCACCCTGCTCCGGCCAAAACTGACCTCGTTCCAGTCTACGATATTGAGGCCAGTGCGGGCGGCGGGGCCGTGGTCGATTACGAGGGGGTCGCCTACTCCCTGGCATTCCCGCCCGACTACATTCGCCGCGTCACGCGCGCATCACCATCGAACCTGACCATCATTTCGGTCAAGGGCGACAGTATGGAGCCCACGCTGAAGGACGACGACATAGTCATGCTGGACATGTCCAAGACCTCGCTCGGCTATGAGGGCCTTTTCGTGATCCGGGTTTATGACGTGCTCCATGTGAAGCGGTTGAGCCATTCTGGGCCGGGGCAAGTTATGGTGATCTCCGACAACCGGGAAAACTACCCGCCGCGCGAATACCCAATGGATGAAGTCGAGGTGGTCGGGAAAGTTATCTGGAAAGGCGGAAAGGTCTGATGGCGAAGACTAAACCGATAACATGGATCGCGGTGACCGCAGGGGTTATCATAACTCTGGCGGTCATGGGGTCAGGTTCAGAAAAAGAGGCCCCTACTCAGGACGCCACCGCAGAGCGCCCTATTGACACGTCGGACGGATTTCATTGCCTTTCCTCTTGGGATGGGTCGCACACGGCATTCAAGCGCGACGTTAAGGATCAACTGAACAACCCCGGCAGCTTCGACCACGTCGAAACCGCCGTGACGCCCGTGAACGAGGCCGGGACACACACTATCCGCATGACCTACCGAGCCGAGAACGCATTCGGCGCGACTATTACAACGACGGCCTATGGCGAATATGACAACGATGGTTGCTCGCACGTCGTGCATGTCTACGAACAGCGATAGGGGCGCGTCTGCGTTCGACGCATCGACCCTGTCCAGCCCGTAAGGAATACCCACTTCGCAGCGAGACTCCGCCCGGCCCAGTGCCGGGTTTTTCGCGTCTAGGATAGCAGGTGATTCTGGGTGCTCTATGCGTTTTTGCAGTTTCTATGCATTTTGTATTGACTGCGGACGATGCAAAGTGCATATTCACTCCAAGCCAAACGGAGTGAGCCATGCCCTACGACAGCCAGACAATCCTTAAGCAGGACGAGCCGATCTTCCCGGCGCTCGACCGTTCCCACGCTTCCGACATGCGCCGCCTTGCGGTGGTCTGCGGTGCTGCTGACGCGGCGCGCGGCATCTGGTCATGGGGCGCGGGAAGCTGGCGCGACAAGACGCTTGAGAGCGCCATCCGCTGCCATCTGGACCGGGCGCTGACGGCGAAGTCGCTGGAGGTGCAGATTGCCATCCTCGATTTCGTCGCCGCCTACGTTCCCGGCGGCCTGACTGCCGACCTTCGCGAGATTGGCGAAGACGCCTACCGCCCCATGATGAGCGCCTGCCGCAAGAACGCCGAAGCCATCGAGAAGCGCATCCGTGCGCGGATGAAGGCGGTGGCGTGATGGCAGACCAAACGAACACCCCGCGCAACGGCTTTTCCTCCCTGTTGGGCCGCGCGGCAACTGACCGGCGGGCTTTCTGCTCCGCTCGCCGGTCCCTTTCTTCCCATTCCCCGGCGCGTGGCAGTGCTGAGGAAGCCGCGCCCGGACAGGCTCACATCCCCAGTGACCGGGCGCGGCGCTTTTTCCTGCGCGAAATGGAACGCGCTCACATGATCGCCACCACCCCGCCGGGCGTCTGGCCTCAGAGCCTCGTTGCGCTGGCTGAGAAAGCCCTGCGCGACCACCCCGGATGGAACGTCACCCACATGGAGGATGCACGATGACCGAAGTCACGAAGATGGAGCCGCAGGGGGCGCAAACGCCAGTCATGCGCGCCGCTGACCAGATGGTCGCGATGATCGAGAGGGTTGTCACCGATCCGAGCGCCGACCTCGACAAGCTGGAGCGGATGCTCGCGATGAAGGAACGGATGGACGCGCAATCGGCCAAGGTCGCCTTTGCTCAGGCCATTTCCGCAGCCCGCGCTGAAATCCCGCCGATCATGAAGGACGCCACGGTGGACTTCAGCAACAAGGAAGGCAAGCGGACCCATTACCAACACGAGACGTTGGCCGGGATCGCGCGGGTCATCGACCCCATCCTGTCACAGCACGGCCTGTCCTACCGCTTCCGCACATCGCAGGACGGCGGCGCGGTCGAGGTGACCTGCATCATCGCCCACGCGGACGGCCATAGCGAGGAAACGTCCCTGCGCGGCGCTCCTGACCAGTCCGGCAACAAGAACAACTTTCAGGCGGTCGGCAGCGCCGTGACCTACTTCCAGCGCTACACGCTCAAGGCCGCGCTTGGCCTCTCTGCGGCGGCAGACGATGACGCGCAAGGCGCTGGCCCTCGACCGGAAGATCGTCGGGGCCCTGCGACCGTCTCGCCAGACCAGTTCGTGAAGCTGCGCGACAAGTGCGAGGAAGCGGACGTTGACCCGGCCATGATCTGCGAACGCGCCAAGGTGCCGTCGCTGGAGCAATTCCCCGCCGCTGATTTCGATGCGGTGATGCGCAAGCTGCAACTCACCATCGACCAGAAAAAGCCCACCATCGAAGGCGACGAAATTCCCTACTGAGGAGACCACGATGCACGACGGAAACCCCCGCGAACAGATCGGCGCGAACAACCCGCCGGACCCGATTGACGAGGCCTTGGCCCCATACGGCGACGCCATAGAGGAAGCGGAAAACTGGCTGGACGGATCACCGGTCGAAAACGAGGACCAGATGAAGGCGGTTGACGCCATCATCAAGGAAATCCGGTCGGCCAAGTCCGAACTCGCCAAGGCCAAGAAATCCACGACCGCGCCCCTTCATGACGCATGGAAGGCTGAGATTGCCCGGTGGAAGCCGACCGAGGATGACATCGATCGCCGCCTGAAAGGGTTGGCCGCAATCGTGGACCCGTTCAAGCGCAAGCTGGCCGAGGAAAAGGAAGCCGCGAAACGCGCCGCCTACGAGGAAGCCCGGCGCAAAGAGCGAGAGGCCGAGGAAGCCGCCCGCGCCGCTGACGTGTCCGACCTGGACGCCGCGACCGAAGCCGCCCGCCTCAAGGATGAGGCTATCGAGGCCAAGAAGGCCGCGTCCGCCGCGAATAAGGACACGGTGAAGGGTCTGCGCAAGGTCACGAAATACGCCATCGATGACCACCGCGCCGCGCTCCACGACATCGCCAGCAACGACCGCGATGCGATCACCGCGTTCATCGAAGACTACGTGCGCCGCAATCACAAGGTGCGCGACATCGCAGGCGTCCGCGTCTGGACCGAGAGAGAGGCCTATTAATGCCCCCCGCCACCCAAACCGCCCAAGCCATAGAGGCCGATCCCGTCGCCGCCTACGCGGCACACCACACCCCGGAATCCGCAGACGGTCTGCGCCGCAAGGTGCCGGAGCATATGCAGGCCGGCATGGTCCGCTACATCCTTCTCGGCATCATCCCCGGCTCTTTCCTTTCCGCCGTTCTGGAGGGCGACCTGTTCAACGCCGTGCGCCGGGCTGACGACGCCAACCGGGCAGCGCTGCATGACTACGCGATCTTCCTGTTCAACTACGCCCCCGGCGGATGCTTCGGAAGCGAGGACCGGCTGCGCGCGTGGTCGCATGACGGCGGGTTGATCGGGATTCTGGAAGGGAGGGCCGCGTGATGCACATGAACCGCGCAACGCTGATCGGGAATCTGGGGAAAGACCCAGAGGTCCGCACATTCGACAACGGCGACCGGGTTGCGAACTTCTCGCTCGCCACGTCCGACCGCTGGAAGGACCGCAACACCGGAGAGCAGAAAGAGCGCACGGAATGGCACCGGGTTTCGGTGTTTGGAAAGCTGGTGGACGTGATCGAGCAGTATGTCCGAAAGGGCGACAAGATCCTGGTCGAGGGAGCGATCCGCACCCGCAAGTGGCAGGACCAAACCGGGCAAGACCGCTACAGCACAGAGATCGTTCTGACCGGCTTCGACAGCAAGCTGATCATGCTTCGCTCGCCCACGGGTGGATCTGGCAAGGCTGACGGCCAGCGCGAAGCCTACGGCGACCTGCCGGGCGCATCCGGGCCGCCCCCGAACGATGACGCCCCACCCGCCGGAAGCGGCGGCTTCGACGACGAGATCCCATTCTAGGAGGAAGAAACATGTACGACCAAACCGACACCACCCGCGCGACCGGGGCCGAGCTTCGCCAGTTCATCGAACGGTTCGAGCGGCTCGAAATGGAAAAGAAGGACGCCGCCGACCAGCAGAAAGAGGTCATGTCGGAGGCCAAGGGCCGTGGCTATGACACGAAGGTCATGCGCAAGGTCATCGCCTTGCGCAAGCGCGAGCCCGACGACATTGCCGAGGAAGAAGCCATCCTCGACATGTACAAATCCGCGCTGGGGATGGGCTGATGAAAGACCACGCACCCATCCCCGCCAAGAAGCCCAAGAAGCGCAACACGCAGAAGGGCCACCCCGGTTTTCTGAAAGACCCGCGCGACACCCGCGAAGGTGAATCCATCGGAGGTGGATACATTGTGTTCCGTCGCGGCGGCGGCACGGGCCGGATTCGCTGCCCGGAATACCCATTCGAGCATCCGACCTTCGAAGCCGCCATCAACGAGCGTGACCGGCTGGCCGCGCAGTTCCCCGGCGAGACGTTCCAAGTGTTCTGCGCGACCGCAGCCGTTCGGGAGGAAGCCTGATGAAACACAAACTCCATGACAACGACATCTGGCCCATCGTGCGCGAGGCCGCCGCCCAGCATGGCTGGCATAACCCCGATGAAGCCATCCCCGCCGCCCTGCGCGAAATCTGCGGCCGCTTCGGCATCGAGCACGACACCGACAAGGACGTGATGAACGCCCGCCTGCACAAGCTGTGGGCGGACCGTCTGGACGTTATCGGGGTGGCGTGATGGCGGACGGTGATCTGATCCGGGCCAGATGGGAGGGCGGCGTGTTTCGCCCCCTAACCAACGCCCTGCCGAACATCAACGAGGGCGAGGTCGTTTTTCTCGACATTCAGCGCGTCCGCACCGGTAGAAGCCACCGGCATCAGTTCGCCGCCATCAATGAAGCGTGGCACCACCTTCCCGAGCGGCTGGCGATGATGCCCTGGGCGGCGACTGCCGAGACGACACGGAAACACGCGCTGATCGCGACCGGCTATCACATGGTCTCGCAAGTTGACTGCGGGTCGAACGCCGCCGCGCACCGCGTGAAAGCCGCGCTGATCGCTGCTGAAACCAGAGCCCACGGATACGCCATCGGGCAGGTTCGCGGTCCCGTCTGCATTGTCTGGACACCAGAGAGCCAGTCCTACCGTGCGATGGGCAAGGAGCGGTTTCAGGAATCGAAACAGGCGGTTCTCGAATGGATCGCCGCCCAGACATCGGAGGCATACGCAGCCGAATGACTGATCAACGACTCCTGCCATTCCATGATGGCGCATGGCATGTCCCGTATTGGTGCTACGAGCTGGGCTACGTGCGCAGTTCGCAAGTCCTGCGCCTAGTTCATGCCCGCGCCGACATCATCGCCAGAGCGCAGACAGACGGAATCGATCATGTCGCGCCGATCCTGCTGGCGTTGGGCCGCAATCCGGCAGAAGCCCGGCGGCGCGTCGGCAAGGCCGTCTGGAAAAAGATACACCACAGCGATCTATCGCTGAACGTCGCCCGCGCGAATGTTCTCCTGCGGTCGCGCATACAGATCAAAGACCTTGTGGAGTTCCCAAGGGGTGCATTGCGCGAGGTTCTGAGCAAGTCCCGCAGGAGTAGCGATGCCGCCGTTACCGTCGCTGGCCTGATCGCCCGCAACCGGACGGAGTTCCGGGAGGCCGTGATGCTGGCGCACGACACGATCCGGATGGGCGGCACTCCAAACCCTAAATGGTCCCTGCGCCGGTTGTGTGAAGAACACGATCGCAAGGCAATGGAATGGGCGTATGCCAAATCCGACCGGACACCGTGGGCCGCGCCGTGGTCCTGCGAAATGGACGGGTTCAAGTTCACGCTTCTCAACGGCGACGGGGCTTTTTCGTTTGAAGGCATCACCCAGCGGAATTGTGTGGCGTCCTATGCCGACGACGCGAAGCGAGGCCGGTGCATGGTGATGCGGATCGAAGGCAAGGAGCGGGCAACCGTGCGCTTCGGCGGGCATCCTGTCCATGTTCAAGAGGTCAAGGCGCGATTCAATGCTCCCGCTTCCGAGGATTGCCGCAAAGCCTGTGCCAAGGTTTGCGCCGTGCATCTCACATCAGATGAGAGGGCCAGAAAATGAACGACCTCGCCCAACGCGGACCGCTCGGCTTCAAATCGGGCAAGCCCACCAAGAAGCCCCGCCAAGGACTTCCCCCGGTATCTCGCAAGAGAGCCGACTACCGTAAGTCCGAGGCGGGGCGGGAGGAATCCGCTTACTGCAAATGGCTGCATGAGTGGAAAATGTGCTGCCTCTCCGGTCGCCCGGATATTCAGGTGGCGCACACGTCCGATGTCGCAGACGGAAAGGGCATGGCGATAAAGGGGCCGATCCGGCACGCGCTGCCGCTGTCCTTCTGGCTCCACCTTTACGAAGAACGCAACCGCTCGACTTTCTGGCCTGACGCGGGCTTCCCCGGCAATGAGCGATACAAATGGGCAGAACGCCTATTCGATATCTTCGAAGCGAACGACGACCCCACAACGCTTTTCCTCGACATGCAAGACCGAGCGAACAAGGCGTTTTTAGCAGATATTCTGAGAAAGGGACAGCGATGAATATGAGACAGCAAGTTGGAGTTATCTCCGTGTTTCTTCTACTGAATTTCGCCATCGACATTCTGGATGCCAAGACACTTTACAGCGTCTTGCTGCGGGAGAGGGCGGACCTGAGGGCGGGCCAATGAAACCCCTCGCCATCCTCTCCGGCTTCACGCTGGCCGTCATCTGCGCAACGCAGCTACTGGCCCAAGGTCAGCCCGACCAGATCACCATAGAGCAGCACGGGGCCGACCACGCGCCGTTTGCCACGATCCACATGCGCAACCTCCACGGGGGCGGTGGAACCTACACATACACGTTTGAGACGCCACACGGAACGGTCGTGGTCGAGCATGTCATCACGAAGAACGAACCCGGCGGATGCTGCGCTGACACGCTGAGTGTCGTTGCCCTGCCCGATGGGGTTCTGGCCCGTCCGATGTTCATGGAAATCCAGGAAGGCGAGACGGGCGCTGTTGAGTTGTTCCGGTGGCTAGGAGGCTGAGATGAGTGACTACGACGACAAAATGAACATGAGCGGGATGCACGACGATCTGCATAAGGTGGATACGAGCAAGGAAGCGGTGGAGCGGCTGGCTGACGAAACGATCTGCTGGGAAGCCGCCGACACACTCCGCGCCCTTCTCGCCGCCCGTGAGCGTGACGCGGAGGTGATCGAAGGAGTAATTAATGAAGCCGTCAGCATGGCGGACGGCAGGGACGAAGGCGATTACATCGAAAAACGCCTGCGCCGCGCCGCCCTCTCTGCGCGAAAGGACGCAAAATGACCGAAGCACCGGAGCGGATATGTGAAGCGTGCGGCGCACCTGTAACCGAGAATGTTCACGGAGAGATTTGGCACGCCGACCTAGCCCACGCCCAAGTGGCGGCGGCGCTGGAACGGGCGGCGGAAGCGTGCTGGCACGGACTGCACGACCCCGAAGACCCGTTGGACGCCTACGGGTGGATGAAGTCGGACACTCCGGAGCGCCATGCATCTATGGTTCTCGAATGGAACCTGTGGAAAATGGCCAACGCCATCCGCGCCCTCATTACAGGTGACCAAGCAGCCGCCCTTGAGGCCGTCAGGCGCGAGGCGGTGGAAGCGGAGCGGGAGCGGTGCATAAATATCGCTGAGTCCCAAGTCATGAAGCGGCGCGAAGGTGCTTGGAACGATGGGGCATACATCGCCGCCGCCATCCGGGAGAACACCCATGACTGACATAGTGGAGCGGGCAGACGTCTTTCGTCTTGGCGTTGACCCTACGCCAGACGATGTGAACGAGGCCAACTGGATCATTGACAGAATGACTGCCGAAATCGAGCGCCTGCGGGCTGCGCCGAAGGTGAAGCCGTTGGAGTGGGACGGGCGCGGGACTACTGGAGTGATGCTCCAATACCGAATTCACATAGGGTATGGCCTGATGAATGGCGTTTTCGCTTTGACACTTTCAGGGTCCACAATAGGCGAGTTCGATAGCGAAGAAGCCGCCAAAGCCGCCGCCCAAGCCGACTACGAGCGCCGCATCCTCTCCGCTCTGACACAGGAGGGAGAGGGCAATGGGTAAGTGGCAGAAGGACCGCCAAACGCGGCACGAGGGTGACGAGTCCGGACGCTGCGGCGGGTGCGGATCGCGCAAGATGACCACTACGCGGCTATGCGACAGCAAGCGTCTCCTTGGGCGCTGCCGGGACTGTGGGCGCATACAGGACGTGGAAACCCGCAACTGGCCGGAAGCCGAACCGTGCGACGACTGCGCTTTTCGGAAAGGATCGCCGGAGCAATCCGATCCGTGGGAGTGGATGAAAATTCGCGAGATCGTGGAAAGCGGCCAGCCGTTTCATTGTCATAAGGGCCTGCCCTATGATCCGAAGTCCGGAAAATACGACGCACCCGCCGCCGAAAAGGGGCGTGTGACTGTGTGCGCTGGCTGGCTCAACGCTCGCGTTGCCCACCTTCGCAAGTCCCTCCCCGACGCCCCACAGGAGACGTGACCCCGTGAAACACGAGCCCATATTCGCGCGGGAGACGACCGCCGCCGGTGTTAAGGAAAGGATCGGCGCATGACCCCCCTCGTTACCCTCGAATTCGTATCCGGCGCTTACTTCACCATCATCGCTGCGATGGTTTCGACCCACGGCTTTGTCGCCCAGATCATGTTCAAGGTGATTCCGGCGATCCTGGCTGTGATCCTGATAGCCGATGCGATCGTCCGGTTTTCCGCTGCGGACACAATCGCCGCGCTCGAATGGTGGCACGCAACCGCGTCGGAAAAATGAACGAAGTGACCCTCATATCGACCGAGGAGCTGGCGCGCAGCGTTGGGTATGACCGCCCGACCAACGCGTTCCGAGCTTGGTGCGCGAATATGGGGATCCGGCCTGTGCCGGGTCGGCGCGGCTTCTACGACCCGAAACTCGTGCGCCGTCGATTGGATGAGGCGCAAGGGCTTGTCGCTGACGGCGAAAGTACCGCATCATCGACCGATGATCTAATCGGACAGCGGAGGGCGCGGCGTGGTGAAAGGTAGCGGTATCCATCGGGTCCGTCGCAAGCTGGCGGACGGCACCTACCGACATCATCACTACGCATGGCGCGGCGGCCCGAAATTCTGGGACAACGCCAGCGATGTGAAGCTCAATTCCGCAGAGTATTTCGCCGCGTTTACCGCAGTCGCCATGACGCCGAAGGTGGGCGATTACATGACGCCCGATCTGGTGTCCGACTACCTCGCCAGCGCCGATTTCAAGGCGAAGAAGGAGCGGACGCAGAGCGACTACCGCCGGTGGGCCACGCGGTTTGCAGAAGAATTCACGAACGACCCGGCCAGGATCTTCGAAGATCCTCGATCGCGCGGCGAGGTCAACGCATGGCGCGAAGGCTGGGCGCATTCACCGAAACAGTACGACTACGCCGGAACAGTCGTCACCGTCATATTGAACTGGGCGCGAGATGCCGGGAAGGTCCGCGAACACCATTGCGACCGCCTGCGCAAGATCTACACGAGCGACCGCGCCGAGATCCTGTGGACCCCCGCCGACATCGAGACGTTCAACCGCACTGCGCCACTCTGGGTGCGGCGGATCCTGTCGGCGGCGTTGGAGACAGGCTTGCGGCCCGGCGACTTGATCGAGCTTAACCGCGGCCAGATCGAGACCACGCCGGGCGGACGCCGCCTGACAGTGCGCACGAACAAGCGCGGCCGGATCGCTTCGATCCCGGTGACGCCCGGCCTAGCCGACCTGATCGACAGCACGCCACGCGGACAACTCTTGATTCTGGTCAACTCGAAAGGTCGACCGCTGACCGAGGAACGCGCATCGAAGGCGGTGATGGAATGGCGCCGAAAGGCGAACCTGTCCGACGACCTGCGCCTATACGACGCGCGCGGAACGGCGGCGACACGGCTACTCAGAGCGGGCCTGACGCTGGGCCAGATCGCCTCGCATATGGGGTGGAGTTTGGATCACGCGTCGAAGGTCATCGAGAAATATGCGGCGGTGTCGCCGGATGAGTCGGACGCTGTGTTGCGGCTGCTGACGAGGTCGAAATGA